CTCGAGCTAGTGGCCAGCCTACCGCGTCGGCCCAACCCATGCAGGACGGCATGATGGTGTCGCACGCCCAGACGCCCCCGCCACAACCTCCTCAGATGGTGCCGTCGCACGTCGTGGGTGGACCGTTGCCTGACTCAGTTACCAACCCAGCACCGCCTGAGACCACGGCGGCTGGTCTGGCTGGTGCCGCTACCCGTGGGGCTGGCCCCTACGCTGCGTCGCTCGCCGTCGGCCCTGAGGGCCCTGCCGTGGTAGCTGGGTTCAAGTTGATCGGGGACCCACTCACTGACGGGCTCAACAGCATCCTCGACCACCTGGGGGTGGACCCGAAGTACCACCAGATCTCGCCGTCAGGGGCCCTCAACCTCCTCATGGACAAGCTCGGGGTCAGCAAACCACGGACCACCGCCGAACGGGTCACGCAGGCTGCGGCTGAAACTGGTGCCAACGCGCTTGGCACCGTGGGTCTCGGGCAGCAGTTGGTGAAGCAGGCCGCCCCTGGCACCCTCAAGGCAGCGGCTGGTAACCTCCTCGCGCAAAACCCCACCCAGCAAGTAGTTGGTGCCGCTACCGCGGGCGCCTCTTCTGAAACCGCCAAGGAGATGGGGTTCGGACCCACAGGCCAGACGATCGCCGGGGTCGCTGGAGGTCTGCTCGGTGGTTCCCTGGCTCAACCGAGGACCCTGAAAAACGCGTACCAGCTAGATACCGCAGTCCAGAACGCGGAGGGTCTGGGGATCAAGCCCATGACCTCCGACGTGCTGCCTCCTGACACCTTCGCCAGCAAGTGGCTCCAGACCGCTGGCGAGAAGATCCCGTTCGTTGGGACTGGTGCCACACGCCGCGCGCAGCAAGCCACCCGGGTCCAGGCGGTCAAAGATTTGCTGACGGAGTACGGCGCTGGTGACGTCGCCCAGGCCTCTGACAACGTCATGGCCGATCTGCTGGCTAAGCGTGGGTCTGATCTTACCAAATACACGGTGATGAAGTCTGATGTGGTAGGTAAGTTGGCTAACGCTGGTCCGGTCGATGTGACCCGCACGGTGGGCGAGATCGACAACCAGATCGCCAAGCTCACGGCGCTGAAGACTGATGCTGTGAAGCCCGTCATTGACCGACTCACGGATTGGAAGACCGCCATCCAAGGTCAGGACCTAGGTAACATCGAGACCCTACGCAAACAGATTGGCCAGGCGTTTCAGGCCCCAGAGCTGACGTCCGTTCGTGACATCGGTGAGAAGGCCCTGACCGCCATCTACAACCCGCTCAAGGAGGACATTGGTTCCTACATCAAGACGGCCGGTGGCACACCGGACTATAACAAGTGGATGGTGGCGAATCAGCGGCTCTCACAGATGTCGGGTGAGCTCAAGAACGACACCCTGCGTGGGGTCCTTCAGCGAGGTGAGCAAACCCCTGAGGTCGTCCAGAAAATGCTCTTCAGCCAAAAGCCCAGTGACGTAGCGGCCCTCAGCCGTAATCTCACCCCGCAGGGTCAGGCTAACGCCCGCATGGCGGTTCTCAGTAAGGCCTTAGAAAAGGCGGGTGGGGCGGACAATCTCAGCGTGGACAAGTTCACCAATGAGGTCAAACGGTTGGGTGCCCCCGTAGGTGTCCTCTTCAAGGGGGCCGACGAGCAACGGCTTCAGGGTCTAGTGCGGGCGCTCGACCTGACCCGGCGCGCCTCCGTGGCGGCCAATGTACCCCAGAACGGCATGCAGGCAGTTCCCATCCTCGCAGTTGACCTCCTAAGCAAGACGCTGGGCGGCCCAATGGGGGCTACTGCCGGGGCTGCTACGGTAGGTGGCCTTGCGCGTCTCTATGAGTCGGCGCCTGTGAGGAACCTACTCATGAAACTGCCCATCGTGAAGCCAGGCAGCGCGGAGGAAGGTGCGATATTCAAGCGCCTGCTTGCGTTGCAGACCACACCGAACAGCCCGACCCCCGCTGAGGAGCAGTAACATGTCCACAACTGACGGCATTAAGCCGCCCTACCCGCTCTTCGTGAACACCGATGGGTCCCCGTTGGACGCAGGCTTCATCTTCATTGGCGTTGAAAATCTGGAGCCCACGCAGAACCCAGTGCCAGTTTATTGGGACGCCGCACTGACCATCCCGGCTGCCCAGCCGCTCCGGACACTTAATGGGCACATCTCACGGGGTGGGTCTCCGTCGATGGCGTACATGACTGGGTCGTTGTCCTACTCCATTCTGATTCAGGACAAGAAAGGCCAGTTGGTGTACTCGGCCCCGTCGGTCAGTGGCGGCATTACCCAGGACGCCTCACTCATCACGTACACGGCCCCACACCCCGGGGCGGTTGCCACTAATCAGAGCATCAAGAATGCCGCCACCATTAGTGTGTGGGAATATTTCACACCTGCCAGGTGGGCCGCCTGGCAGGCTGACATGACCATCGATGTGTCGGCGGAAATCAACGCCGCTACGGCTGACCTGTTCCCGCTCTATGACGTCAGCAAGACCTTACAGGACTCCTCGCAGGTCCCGAACCAGGGCCATATCAAGACCCTGTACTTCCCAGCTGGCATTTATTGCATGTACAGCGCGTGGGACATTTCGTTCCGCAATTACATGACCATCACCGGCGAGAACGAATATAATACCATCATCCGGTACTTGGGGCCTGGTGGCATCGGCACTAACACCACCTTCGTCAACGCGGCTTGTTCTAGCTACTTGAAGATGAGCCACCTGACCCTGGATGGCGCGTTCCGCGCCTCTTGCTTGGTCTACTCCGCAGGCAACGGCACCCACGCACCGGGGATCAAAGGAAACTCCACCGGTAACTACTTCGGTCACATGTTCTTCTGGAACCAGCCAGGTGACCTGGCGGTGATCTCCACCGATTACCCCGATCAGTACAACGTCCGGTCTGCCATGCTGTGCATGACCACGGACTACACCAACTTCACGTCCTACTACTCCTGCGACGACAGCATCATCGAGAACTGCCGCTTCGCTACCAACTCGGTGAACAACAACTACGCCCTGGCAGTCAGCTCCAGCAACATCATGATCAGCGACACCATCATGTTCTGCGCGAACGCGATCCTGATGGGGGACGGCGCGATTCCCACCTTCACCAACTGCTGCTTCGAGGTCGCGGGTTACCAGGCCATCGACGCCACCCACAACCATGCCGTTGTCAAGTATGACCCCACCCCTGGGCGCACCTTTGGGACGGGTCTGGCGACCCTGATCGGCTGCTACAGCGAGTCTGGGTGGTGGGGCACCGTCAACAGCACAGCTGTGCTGGCGTACATGGTCGCCTACCCCAACGGTGGGAGCATTCCGTTCGACTCACTGCCCCAACCTGGGTTGTTGGTGATCGGTGGCCTTTACTCGTGCACGGTTGACGGGTGTAAGTACATCAACATTGGCCAGTATAATCACGGGAACATCGTCCTGAGGGACGTCAAGTTCCAGAACAGCNGGAATATGTATGTCTACGCCCCGAATTGCTTCGTAGAATGTGAAGACGTCACCGACATGTCCGCTGTGACTGATGAAAGTTCTAACGGTGGATTCCGCACCCTGTCGCTGAACTCGGTCGCAGACGTAGCCACCTGGAGCCGGAAAATTTCCTCACATTACGGCATCTTGACCGGTGAGATCTCACCCACCATCAACATAATCGTCGGGAATGTGAACCTACCATCTAAGTTCAAGTTCATCTCACTGGACGAGGCATTGGCGTGGTGTTCCACCACCAAGACCCCGGTGGTCATCACCGCGCAGAAGAACGTAGCGATGTCCTCGCCTATCAATCTGCATGGCGCCGACATTACCATTCGTCTGGCGACCTTCAACTTAGACATCACAGCGATTGTCACTAACTACGGCAAGCTCACCATCGACGGGCAGACCAGTGGGAATATCACCTCCGTCAGTCGGAAACTCTATAATTATGGCACCCTTAAGATCATGAACCTCACCAGCATGACCGCCGTGGTCACAATGCTGGGTGGTATCGCCCACTTCACCAACGTGGTGTTCGCTGGGTCAGACGACAATATCGGCTTCAGTGACAACGCCCAGGCGGTCATCTACCATGACACCTGCAGCTATACCAACACGGCCTACGTGGCTAATCGATCCAGCGGGTTCGGTGAGTTCATTCTGCGGTCAACCGGCGGGGCCACACCCACCACCGGGAAATGGTATCAGGGGACGATCTTCCAGCGGACTAGCCCTGCCTCCGGTGCCCCTGCGGTCTTCTATGCCACCGCTTCCGGTGTCGGTGTCGCTGCGGCTTGGAAGTCCAACGGGAACTTGGCCTAATGGCCTCCTTCGTGGAAGCCCTCCCATGGGTCCTCAAGCATGAGGGCGGGTGGAGCGATGACCCGGCGGACCCGGGCGGCGCCACCAACTTCGGCATCACCCTGGCCGTGGCCCAGCAGCACGGGATTCCCGATAAGGAAGCCCTGCGCACCATCACCCAGGACCAGGTAGCCGCGATCTATCACAAGGACTATTGGCGCTTCGACGGGGTGGATGACCAGCAGGTTGCCACGAAGCTCTTTGACCTGGGGGTCAATATGGGTGTTCGCTCGGTGGTGCGCTTGCTTCAGGACGGGCTCAACACGCTTGGGGCGTCTTTGGAGATCGACGGCCGACTGGGCCCCCAGACCCTAATGGCGGTCAACTCTGTGGCTCCAGCCAAGATGCTCCAGGTCCTCGTCGATGAGGCCACCAAGTACTACCAGACCATTGTTGCTAACCGTCCCGCCTCACAAAAGTTCCTGACCGGGTGGCTCAAGCGAGCCGCTGCCCTCCCACCTATTCCAGCCGCGGGTTGACCATGCCTGACCACCGCCAACACCCACCACAGAAGCCATGTCCTGTTGAGGACGGGGAGGACTGCTGTATGCCAGAGCGCCGGAAATGGTCAGCTGAGTTCACCATCAACGTCCCGTCGGTCCTGGCCATTATTGGCCTGACGGTAACCCTCACAGGGGCCCTCATCCTGAATGACCGTCGCCAGACAGTCACGGAGGGTCAGGTAGAGGTTCTAAAGGCCGTAGACAAGGGCATCATCGACCACGCCCAGGCTGTGGAGCAGGTAGCCGTGCGGGACCGTTCCGAGATGCGGGACGACATCAAGGAAATCAAGGCAACCGTCAACAAGATCGCTGATATTCAGCGCCAACGGAGGTAGTCATGTCAGTCCTTTACGTTACCGAATTTTCGCAGCGCGGTCAGGATGGTCGTAACTTCACAATCGACAGCATGACCCTTGAGCCACCTCTGGCGGAGCAGACGGTGGCCATCGGAGCTGGGTCTGTCCAGTCCAACGCGCTCAACGCAGCCACCACCTACGTGCGGGTACACGCCGATGCCATCTGTAGCATCGCCTTCGGTACCAACCCCACGGCCACCGCTACCACCAGGCGGATGGCGGCCAACACCACCGAGTACTTCGGAGTCCCCAAGAACCAAGCATTCAAGGTCGCCGTTATCACTAACACCTAAAAGGAGGTTCTCCATGCCTACCGTCAAGAAGTCTGGGTCCTTCAAGGGTAAGAGCAACAAGCTCGGGTACGGCGGACGGTCCGCTCAGCTCAAGGCGGCAGGGGTCCCCGGTGGGGTCATCGGGAACCTCGCCCGTAAGGCCCAAGCAGCCCCCGGCCAGAAGAACTACCACGGCAAGAAGAAGGGCGGTAAGTGATGGCCGCCTTCGATTGGAAAGGCACCATTGGAAAGGTGGCACCGTGGATCGCGACAGCACTTGGAGGACCAGCGGCCGGGCTTGCGATCGATGCCGTGTGCAAAGCTGCAGGCCTCGCTCCATCGCTGGAAAATGCGCAGAAGGCGGCGGAGCTGGCAGCAGCTGGGTCCCTTACTGGCGAGCAGTTCCTTGCGCTGCGCCAATCGGAGGATACCTTCAAGCTCAAGATGATGGAAATGGGCTACAAGCAGATCGCGGACCTGGAGGAGATAGCTTACAAGGACCGTGACTCAGCCAGGAACCGTGAGATCCAGACCAAGGACATGACCCCACGGATCTTGGCCTATGGGGTAACGATCGGATTCTTTGGGCTGATGATTTTCATGATGAAATGGAATGTACCTGCGGCAAACAAAGACATGTTGAACATCATGTTGGGCGCCCTTGGTGGTGCCTGGGTCAGCATTGTCAGTTATTACTTTGGAAGCAGCGCTGGTTCCGCCAAGAAAGACGACACCATCAACGCCGCTGTAAAGTAATTACTACCACCACCTGAGCTGCTCGTTGCCCTTCTCCCTGAGGTCTCGGAGGAGGGCCATGAGCTTCACTGGCTCCATATTGGCCGGGCCTTGATTCATGCAGCCTGACGGATAGTGGCCACCGTGCCAGATCTCATTAGCCAGCGGCAGGTGCTCGTCGTAAATGTGTGCTGATACTGCCGTGTGATAAAGGGCCCCGGCCTCGGCCTCCACTGAATATTCTCGCAGAAGACCTGCCACGAGGTGCCCCACCATGCTGAAGTTGAAGACATCGTAGGGGAACCCCAGCCAGAAATCGTTGGACCTCATGAAGGCGTGGACATCCAGGACCCCACCACGCAGCTGGAACCACAAGGCCACCGTGCAAGGGATATCCTTGCTCGGCTGCGGGTTGGGGGTCCAGATGGTGAGCCCCGCCTGGCGGCTCATCGGATCCTTGACGAGGGTCTCTACCACGTAGTCGAGCTGGGCGGCAATGCGTGGCCCGTAGGCCCCGGCGAAGCTCTCACCGTCGTCGCTGAATTTTAGTAGTTGACTGTTGTAGGGCACAACGCCTTCCACCGAGTCATCCCCCGACAGGATCCAGTAGGCCTCAGCGGCCATGAACCGATAGTTGAGCTTCCGCTCCTGAATGGTCAGGACTGGACGGTGCATGTCCACGATCGACGTCAGGTGGGGCAACTCCGTGGTGCCCATACCCCGCGGGGCCACCCGTTGGCCGCGGTAGAGAAGCATGCCCAGGGCCCGAAGCCAAGCATCATTGGCCGATTGTGCAGTGAGATTCACAGGAGCTCCTTGATGACTTCAGTGAGGCGGTAGGGCTCATTGGCGTGGAAGCGTTTCCAGAATTGAGGATGCTCGACCATGACATCGTCGAGACCCAACTGCTGGAGGGTCTGGTGGGCCTTCTGCCCCAGCGCAATGACCCGCTGATGCGGCTGGAAGGTAGAATGCTTATTGAGTTGGTCGGCGTTGACCCACATCAGCTCCTGCTCGCTGATGTCGGCCTCCAAAAGCTGCTGCGTAACCCACTGGCTGCATCCGCCGTTGCTGAAGCTAGCGAAAGGCCACTGATAGTAGGCATCATTTGGTTTGTGCTGGGCGAATGATTCACCCACCAACACGACCTTGGCCTCGAGGTTACCAGCGGACCTCACCAGGGCGGGGTGAAGTGGGGTCCTGAGCTGTGGCAGAAGGGTGGAGTGCTCCAATCGGACGTCCTGGTAGGTGTAGTTGTGGAGATAGACCGGCAGGTCCGTTAGCCCGTGCGCCGCGTAGCGTCGGTAGACAGCTCGTAGTTGGGCCTCGTCAGTGAGCATCTCAGCCGCCCGCCGCTTGTTGAAGTTAGCCACAGCCACCTCTTCACCAGGCAGACACATCACAACCACGGCCCCGCAGCGCATGGCGAGACGGTCTAGCATCCGGGCCGTGGGTCTCCCGAACCTGAGACTGCCCCCACGGAAGACCTCACCGTACGGTTGCTCAGACAGCCAGCAGCGGTCAAGAACAACGTCCTGGTAACCCAGGAGCGCGGGTAGCAGGGCCTCCACGTAGCAGCGGGCAAGACCTGGCCCGATGGCTGGCAAATTGCTGAAGTGGATGTAGGCCGCCCTTGTGTGGTGGGCAAACTCTCGAGCAGCAGTTGTTTTACCCCCGCCGTCCGGGCCCTCAAAGATTGTGACTGTCCTAGACGTCATCACGGCACAGCCCCTCAAGTACTTGGTCGTGGGCATTGGTAAACAGGAGGCGGTTATACTGGTGCTCATACAAAATCATGAGGGTCATAGGTGGCACCCACCCCATGGGCTTGATCAGGTCGACCCTGTGTCCGCGCTTGCCGACCCCGGGGATCTTGTCCATGTTGGCTCCATGGACGTCGGACCAGAGCTCCTCCCAGGGCAGGCCCAGCATGATGGCGGTCCCCTTGGCAAAGTAGACGAGGTCAATCAGGGCATCGGCCTGGGCAGCGAGGTCTTGGAGCTCAACCCCCTCCCTGAACTCATCGAGCTCTTCCTGCATGCACTCCAACCGCTCGAATAGCTTCCGACGGGTGAGGTGGGCGGGAAAGGGTGGTCGAGTGAGGTGACCAAATCGCGCCAAGAACTGCTCGACGTCGAGGGTCTCCTGGTCGACGTAGGTGGGGCCACCTGGGTCCCTGAAGAACACGCTCTTAAACCACGACTTGAGACTCATTTGACCCTCCGGCAAACCCACAGGTTGTTGCGGGCCTGGTCAGGGAATAGTGGGCCGAAGATGTTCGAGATGGCGTCACTGTCGAAATACTCCTCGAGCATTGCCGCCACCTGGCCCACCGCCTTGTCCGGGTGCTTCTTGATGTGCTTGATGTCCATGAAGGTGCCGAACCGCCGCTCCACCACGAAGCCAGCCTTTTCAGCCGCCTTCTGAAGCTCGGGGACGGTGTACTCGTGGATGTGGTTGGCAGCGTGGCGCTTCCCGTCGTAGCAGGGGGTCGACATCAGCATGACACCGCCGACCTTCAGGCTGTCGAAACAGGCCTTGAGCAGCTTGGCTCCGAGCTCCACACGCATGTGCTCGATGACCTCGTAGTGGACCACGACGTCGAACCTTTCAGGCTTGGCCTTGAGCAGCTCCTTGTAGCGCTCCACGAAGTTGAACTCGCCATGGAAGGTGAGTCGCTGGGACGCCGAGGGCTTCAGCTTGTTCAGGTCCACACCCACGTAGGTGTTGACGTGGGCCGCAGCCCCACCAGTCAGGATCTTGCTGAGGGGCCGGTCCTCACCGCAACCAATCTCGAGCACGTCGTGGTTGGGCTTGACGAAGCGACGGGCGAAGGACCAGCGAAAAAAGTGGGCGGAGTAGTCCCTGGCAAGGGTTCTACCATGTCCAGCCTCCCTGAGCTGTGTCTGATCATAGTCACGGTCATCACGGTGTTTCTCTTTACGCTGGACCATCTAGTCCTCCTGGGTGGGGTGTGTTCTGAGCGGTGTGAACAGAGCCCGGTCGATGGGCCAGTCACATTTGATTCGTTGTTGGAACTGATTGCTAGGCACTACGCACCTGGGATCTGCACCCCATTCTGCAGAGCACTTAGTCTCATCTTGAAAAGTCAGAAGAAGATTGTTGGATTTGTTCCAGCAGTTTACCTGTCGCGAAACAAACCGACAATTCGTCGGGCTGTAACCCTTGGTGTTGTCGATGCGATCGATGTCAAGGCCATACTTATAGCCATTGATAATTGCCCACTTCACAAAGTTAACACTACCGGAGCGCCCTGACCACTCTGAGCAGAGTGTGATGCCCTTCGCCCCGTAGTCCTTCCAAGATCTGTGCTTGGGCGAATTACAACGGCCGTGGATCCCAGCCCAAACTGCTTGGAGCTTGAAGATGAGGTCCACGACCGCGTCGGAGGTCATGTTACTTTGCCTCCGGGGGATTCATCCCCTTCTTCTGAAGATCCTTCCTGTACCAGCGCACGTAGCCACGCTTCGACTCGTCGAGGCCGAACTTGGCCTGGACCTTCTCGAAGATCTTGTCGTCGGAGAGCTTCCCCTCCATGATGAGGTCACAGAACATCTTGCTGGCCGTGAGCTTCTTCTCGCCCGACGGCTTGTGGGTCTCGGTCACCTTGGTGGGGGTAGCTGTCGGCTTCCCACCCTTGAAGGGGGCCTTCTCAGCCTTGGGCTCAGGCTGCTTCTTGGCGGTGGCCTTAGCCACGACCTTCTTCGTGGTGGCCGCATCTTCGTTGGCCTTCTTGCGGTTCGTCGCCATGGCGACCTCCTGTGAAGTGATCTTGGTGAAGTTGCCTAGGAAGGTCATCACCTCGGTGGTAGCCCCTATCTCAACTGCGTACCGGGCATAAACCGCGGCTCCCCGAGAGAGGCTGTGGTTGGGGACGGTCCTGAAGCGTTCAGTGAACTGAGCGGTGCTGGTGGAGCAAATACAGAGCCCAGACTCAGTCTCAAGTGGGATGAACTTGGTGATGCTTTCATCCTGGCTCACCACAAGACACGTGCGCTGCTCGTGGTCGAAGCAGAAGCGGGTCTGATGCTTGACGTCGTCGGCCAGGATCTCCTTGGGCTTCCCAGGTGGGACCCCCGCAGGCAGCTTCTTGGCCACCACGGTGGTGGGTTTCTTTGAGGCAGGTTTCGCCATGGTTGCTCCTCGGTATATCTAAATTATAGGCCCACAGCTGACTCTGTAAACTGTTATTTTTGGACCTTTTTTCGTGACGAGGCCAGATCAATAAGTGCTTTGAACAACGACTGCTGCCCCGTGCTCTTCTGCTCGATGGCCATGTAGATGACCTCCTCGATGCTGTCCGAGACAATAAGACGATGGTTAAAGACCCGCTTGTGCTTGTTTCCCTGGCGGTAGACCCGACGAATGAATTGGTCGTAGAGATCGTAGTCCCAGGTGGGTGAGTGCCACGCGACGTGGTGCCCGGCCCCCTGCAGGTTCAGGCCGTGGCCGATGGAGGCTGGGTGCCCAAACAGCAGCGGGATCTTGCCGGCATTCCACTTGTCCTCGATCTGGCTGAACTTCTTGGCAGGGAAGTCACTGGCAAAGACCCCCTTGGGGAACGCCTTCCGCAATCGGTCCTGGTCGTGCTGGAAGTCGTAGGCCACAAGCAAAGGCTCGCCCTGCAGCTCATCCACGAGGTCCAGCAGGGCATCGGTCTTCGCCTCATGGAGGTTCACCCACTCCCGCTCAGACTTGGGGGCTTGAAGGCCGTTGTCCAGGGTCTTGGGGTCGAGGTAGATGCCCCCGCAGCAGACCTGTCGACATTTCATGCTGACGATCCCAGCGTTGGCAGCCGTCACCAGCCGGTCGTCAAGTGCCACGATGAGCTCCTTCTCCAGCTCGTCGTAAATCTTTCGCACCTTGTCAGGCAGCTGGACCATGATGTCGTGGGGCACCAGGTCGGGCATGTCGATGAGGTCGTCCCCCATCCGAATGACGATGGGCTCAATCTTCTCGTAGATCCGCTCCTCCCCACCGGGCTGTAGCTCGTAGGCGAAGCCGTTCCGGTCTGGTACGAAGAACTGGCTGCGGAAGTGGGTGATGAACCGCCCCAGGCTGTTCCCCAGGTCCAGCATGTAGATCTGCCCGAACAGGTCCATGAGGCCATTGGCGGCTGGTGACCCCGTCAGGCCCCACCGGCGGCCGAAGGTGTGGAGCACCAACTTGAATCCCTTGAACCTGTTGCTGTTGTAATGCTTGAACTTATTGAGCTCGTCGATCACCAGGACGTCGTAGCCCAGCTTCTTGAACCTTGCCACGTCGACGTCGACCTTGACCTTGTTGGTCCTGACGGAGCGGGTCTTCTCGAACCCCAGGAGCCAGTCCAGACCCTCAGGGTTGATGAGGTGGATGTCGGTGTCCTGCTTCAGCAGTTGTTCCTTGTGGGGCCCGTGGAGGACGGTACAGGTGAGGTGCTTAAAGTCCGACCACCTGAGGATCTCCTTGGGCCATACATTGTGGCAGACCCGGACGGGGGCCACGATGAGCACCTTCCCGATCAGCTTTCGCTTCTTCAGGAAGGTGATGGCCGCCAGGGTAATGCTAGTCTTGCCGAGGCCCGGGTCCGCAAAGATCCCGGCGCAGGCGTGCTCCAGGAGGAACTTAACCCCGGTTTTTTGGTACTTGTGCGGCTTCCAGGGCTCGCTGCACCGCGCGAAAAGCTGACTCAACGTCATCATGCACCTCAATCTGATACCCGAGCTTCTTCAACTTCTTATGGATGTGAGTCTGGATCTTCCGTGGCTCTTCACCCACCCGCTTGAACTCGATGAGAAAAGGGCGACCTCCTGGAAGCCAGAAGAGACGATCGGGGAAACCAATCTTACCCTTCACGTTAAGTTTCAGGTTCTCAACCCCCAGCTCATCAAGGATCCGCTGACAGGCGTCAGTCTCGATAATGCTCTCTAACACGGTCGCCTCCGGGCGGCGGGCATTGGTCACACAAAAACTGTGTCGGTGCCGAACCGCCAAGAAAGGTCACCATAAAAAACAAGTCACCAGGGGTTATGGCTGTTCGGCACGTCCTACAAATTCTAGTCACGTGCTTTGATCTTAGATACCTAACCATTCGATATGGCGACATCTTAGAACTTGCACCTTCCGCCCTTGCTCTTAGCGTGCGGGCACCAGCGACAGTAATCTCCAGGCCGTGGAGCAAAGAAGCGGTCCCCCATCATGGGCATCACCTTGGCGGCCCACTCCTTCTTCAGGGCCTCCACATCCTTGCGGAAGTAGACGAGCTTGACGAGTTCACCCTGGTCAAGGTACCAGAACTCCGCCTCGACCTCGTCGATTAGGGGGTACTTGCTGAAGGCCGCCAGGGCGTAGAGGCTCAACTGCTCCCTGGACTCCTCGCGCACCTTCCCGGTCTTGTAGTCCACGATCTTCAGCATGCTGCAGGACCCCGGCCCGATGTCCTTCCGCGTCTTGGTGTGAGGCGCCTTGTCAGTGATGTAATAGGCGTCGACGACGACCCGGACCCAGCAGTCCTTGCTGAACCATTCCACGGGTCTCCACTGACTATCAAAGGCCCACTGTGCCTCGGTTTTCACCTCCTGCTTGAGCAGATGGGTGAACTCCTTTTTGAAGAGCTTCAGCCGGTCAGGCAGCACCTTCAACTTCTTGGTGACAAACTCCTCAGCCTGGGTGTGAGCCTCATGGCCACCCACTAGAGCAGGACCTTCCGGCTCAGCCACCTTGTCGAGGTAGACGAGCTTGGCACGGAAGGGGCACTTACGGTAGTTGTTGAGGCGGGAGAAGCTCCAGGCCACAAACTTCTTGATGGGCTTAGTCGGCACGCCGACCTCCTTTGTCGTAGGTCTTCAGGGTCGACCAGTTGGTCGGGGTGGTCTTGCCCTCAGAGAGCATAGGGACACCAAACTTGATGCCGTCCATCGCCTCCTGGAGGAGCCGCATGCCGAAGTCAACCTCGTCCTTGGGGCACATGACCAGGAGCTCATCATGGACCGTGAGGAGCAGCTGGTGGCTGGCAGGCTTAGCGGCCCAGTAGCGGATGACGGCCTCCTTGGTGCAGTCAGCGGCTGACCCCTGGATGAGGACGTTCAGCATCTTGTAGTCGAAGTGGCGGAGCTGGCCGTCGATGACCTTGGGTGGCTCGCAGTAATAGACCCGTCCACCCCACGTCCGGATGGGCTCGTCGGCCTTGGCCCGCCGTTTCATCTCGCCGTACATGTCCCGAAGCCCGGGGAAGATGGCCAAATAGGCGTCCTTTACCCGCTTCGCCTCATCCACCGTGATGTCGGACTTCAGGGCGAGTTTCCCAATCCCCATGCCGTAGATCAGACCGAAACCTGTGTTCTTGACCGGCTTTCTGGCCTCGTCGTGGGTCTGGCCGGGGAAGAGGCCATAGTCGGCCTGCAGCATGGTGGTGGCGAAATCATGCACGTCCAACCAGGGATTCTCCTCGTAGGCTTCCCTGAGAACCCCATCCTCAAAGTGGCCGAGGATCCGTAGCTCCTGCTGGCTGTAGTCGCGGTCAAGCAGCACCATACCTGGGCGTGCGGCCACGTAGGACCTGACCTGAGGGAGCGGCTGGAGGTCGAGGGGTGCCACCGGGAGCAGCTTGGCCTTCGTTGGGTTGAGCTCCTCGTGACGGAAGATCGGCTTGAACTCCTTGGGGATGTTCTGGAAGTTGGGGGTCGACGACAGCCGACCTGTCCGGGTCCCCACCGAGCCACCAGAGTCAGTGGCACGGGTCTGGTTCCACTGGGTGTAGATGACCCCGCCGGATTGCTGAGCGGTCTTCAACCAGGGCATCATGAAGGTCTTGAGGCAGGTGCCGAGTTGGGTCCGGTGCTTCAGCATGCCCAACAACACCCGGTCGGTGACGGCGATGTCCAAGCTATCCTTGTCCGTTTTCCACTGGCCCTTGGGGGTCTTGCCCAGCATGACTGGGTCGACCTTCTTGCTGTTGACCAGGGCCTCCACGAGCTGGTCCCCGCTGTCCAGGTTGAACCCAGGGTCCTTGATCTTGAGCCGCCTGAGGATCCACTCAGTCAGAACGTCGCGTTGGCGGTTGTAATTCTCCACGTCCTGCGCCAGGCGCTCAAGGTCGACCGGTACCCCGTCCCGTTCCATCTGCAGGAGGATGGGGAGCATCTGACGCTCGCGATCATAGGCCTCTGCCATACCAGCGTCGAGCACCCGCTTGTGGAGCAGCTTGAAGAGCTTCTCGGTCCGCTCGGTGTCGCCATTCGCATAGGTGCCGACGAGATCACCTGGGGCGTAGGCGATGTAGGCGCCTGATGGGTGCTCGGATTTGTAGGATCTGCTGATCTTGATACCAGTCACCGGTTGATTCGCTACGAGCCAGTCGGCCACGGCGTCCTGCTCGTCAGGCGGGAGGTTGAGGAGCCGCTCGGCCGCTGGTTTCAGGGCCTGGGCCTCGTGAGGCTCATTCAAAAACAGCAGGAAGAGGGTGTCATGAATCCGGTCCCACGGCAGCATGGGCAGGCCCAGGTGGGTCTCAGCAACATCGAGGTCGAACTTGGCGTTGTGGAACAGGACCCCATCGGGGTGTTCCCACACCTCACGTAGGGCGGCGATGGCGTCGTCGACCCCGCAGTTGTTCTTGGTGGGATGGCCCCAGGCGTAGTAGCGGGCCTTCTGGCCGAAGGTCTTGATGCTCACCCCGACCGGCACTGGCGGGTAGACCGGGCGACCCTCGATCTTGAACGACTCGAAGTCCACCGTGGGTGGCTTGGGCACCTTAGCCATTGAGGGCCCCACGCTCACGATCCGCCCGGAGCTTGTTGATACGGCTGTAGATCCGGTTGAGGAATGTCACCCGCTTCTCACCGGCTTGCTCCATGGCGAGCAGCAGCCGGGCGAGCTTCTCGTCCCCATTCATCAGGGCGTCATTCAAACTGGCCCAGTTCCTCAGCATGTTTTGGGTTGCTACTTTCATCCTACCTCCTTGGTTCACTCAATCGAGGGGACCCGAAGGTCCCCTCTGTTCAATGAACTTAGAACCGGCTCTTGCCAGCAGGCTTCTTGGGCAGCGGCTTCTTGCCCTTGGCTTGGGGCTTGGGCTCCGCCGACGCCTCGAATGGCACGTAGGGGAACATGATGCTGTCAGCCGCTTCCTTGTGGCGGGCGATGATGGTGGCCCCCAGCTTGTCCGGGATCTTGCTTAGGACCTCGAAGCTGACGGTGAACTGGTTGTCATCGTCGGGGTTGAGCTTGATCTTGGTGAAGATGCCGTAGGGGGGACGACACAGGGCGGACGCCACCTGCTTGACGAAGGCTGCATACGCCTTAGTCGACGTGACGGGGATCTTCAGGTAGGCGATCTGGTTCTTCTCGAACTGCTCGGGGTCATGCATCTCGAACCGGCCGTCCTTGTCCAAGGTGCCAGCGCTGATGACGGCGAGCCGACGGATGTTACGGCAGGCCTTCCCACGGCCACGCTCAGCGGAGCCCCACTCGTTCTGGGGGCAGCCGTGGCAGGTGGCACACTGCTTGTCGACAACGATGTCGTGAGGCGCCAGCTCCTTCTCATCTCGGCCGAAGGCGAAGCACGTGGGCCCCTGCGGGTTGTCGGCGTCAAAGGCGGACTCGAAGAAGATGTTCTCGAGCACGTGATCGAGAATGACGACGGCCATCTCGTCGTTGGGGAGGCGGTTGTCGTTGAAGGACAGGCGCCCACCCTTGGTGCTGAAGAAGTTGCCACTGGCCGTGGACTCCTCCATCTTGGCGGCAACTTGGGCATCCTTGGCGAGCTGCTCGTCCCAGGTGTTGAGTTGTGTGGTTTCAGCGGGCTTGCGGGCCATAAGGGCTCCTTGGTGTGAGGTGTCAGACGTCCTAGAAACCGCTAGGCCGGTGGTGCCACCGACCCAGGCGGGCGCGGTGGGTGAGGAAGCAGGGGACGAAGGTGAACATGGTCACACCTTGTTCAGGCTGATGGACTTGTACTTGAACTCCTCGATGCCAGGGACGACCTTGCCGGCCTCCCACAGCTCGTAGATGCCCTCGGGGCTGCATGATTTGGTAAGTAGGTCGAGGCGCTTGTTCTTGATGCAGTATTTCACGAAGGCCTCGAAGTCCTTGACCTCCGGTCGGCTTTTCTGCACGATGGTGACCCGGGCGAGCTTGCCAGTGGCCCCAGTGGCCTCGGACTTGGGTAGGGTGTCGATGATGTAGGTCTTGAGGGCCGTCTCCTCCGCCTTGATCTCGAGAACAGTCTTGTTCTCGACCAGGCGCTTAGCCTTGAGGGTGTAGAGGAGGTCGGCGCAGAGACCGATCTGCTTGGGAAACTTGTAGGTCTTCTTGACGGTGGCCATGGTCAGCTCCTTCCTTCATCTTCGAGGGCACACTCGAGGTAGTAAGTCATGTCCTCGGTGCGGAGCATGCCGCTGTCACCGTGGCACACCGTGCAATCGGCTGAGTACGAGTCGACGAACTCACCGCAGTCACGGCAGAAGTTGGGGTGTTCCATCGTGTCGATGGCTTCTTGGATCTCAGCGGATGGCCGCTTGGTGAGGTTGGACATATAGGCTCCTGTGAGGTGAAAGGTGTGAGTGGCTACAAGATCAATTATAGGCCTGGCTGGTCAATTGTAAACCCCTATTTTCGATCTATTTTTTCTTGCAACCTCGCGGGCAGAGCACCTTGAGGGCAAAGAATCCATGGACATGGTCCACGTAGCCCTTGCCGCCACAGACTGGGCAAGCCTTGGTCGAGACGTAGTCGAGGGCCCTCAGGTAGGCCTCATGGGTCTGCTGGAAGACCACAGGATCCCCACCCAGGTCGGGGTGGAGCTCCTGCGCCCTTCCCCGCCACCAAGCCTTGACCTCGTACTCGGAGGCTGTGTTAGGGAGCCCAACGGCATCAAGTGGGGTCGGCATGTTCGCAGAACTGCGTCTGGTCCTTGGGCTCACCCAGGACCTCACCATTGGGGTCCACCCACGCCATGAACTTCGCGACGCAGATGGTGCAGAGCTGCTGGCTGCTGTACTCGGTGGGGAGCCCCTTGATGTCGAACCAGCCGATGGGGAGGCTCAGCTTGCTGATGGGTTGGGTGGAGCCGCAGCGGTCACACTTAGCGATGAGCATGTCAAACCGCCACGTCCTGCTTGACCAGCAGTTGGTTGACGAACTCGAGTAGGTCGGCCTTGGCGGTGGGGATCTCGGTGGCATCGATGGAGACGTCCTTCTTCTTGAGGCCGAAGGTAGCCATGAGGACCTCCCTCGTCTCACGGGCGTCAGCGTTGGTTCCGGCGAAGCGGTGACCCTTGCTACGGCCGTCCTTGCCAATGGCCTTCACGATGTAGCACTTCATGTCTGCTCCTGAATGAAACCACTGGGGTGCTGAGCCGAGAAGGATGCCCAGGTCGATTAGCACCCCAGTGGGTGGCAGCCGTTGCCGCCTGGTGAAGGGCTACTCGACGGCCTTGACAGGGGTCGCAGCGGTGAGCTTAGCGGTCAGCTTCTCGAGCTTCACGCGGAGTTTGTCAGCGGCCTTGAGGTGGGTGCTGGCGAGCTTGTCAGCGGCCTTCAGCTCAGCGGCCAAGGCCTTCACTTCGGTTTTGAGGGCTTTCACATCGACGGCCATGAGGCCTCCTTGTTGACTACGGGCACGGCCCGCGGGGTTAAGAGAATTATAGACCAATTGAAACTGATTATTTATGAATTGTCTTCAAGTATTTTTGGGCTCGGTCCTGACGGGCCGCTGCCCAGATCTCCTGATTGGCGATGGCGAAGTAACGTGACCTCGACCCGCTGGAATCCGCAATCACCATGTCCCTGCAGGCCTTCACAGCCCCCACCTCCTTGAGGGTGTTGTTGATGGCCGCCAGGGAAGGGGCCTTACCGCTCAGGTTGTTGTAGGCGAGGTAATGGGCCAGCACCTGCTTGGTCGTCATGAGGTCACACTGGGTCCAGCCCCGCATGCAGGCCGCCGTAGGGTCCTCGAGCAACAGGCGGCACCAGGCACCCAGGTCGGACTCGGTGGCGGTGATCATGTGCACCTTGGCCTGGGTCCTTGGTGGGTCTGCGTAGGGGTTGAAGCCACGGACATCGACCTCGAGCAGGTGGTGGAAGAGGGCCGGCCCTGACTGCTCGTCAGCGAGCCAGTCCGCTAGGGTGTCGTAGAACTCCCGGCTGGCGGGGGTCCTAGGTCCTTCCACCACGAAGAACCGGCGGTCGTCCGCGTCTAGCTTGAAGGCGTCTGCCTCGTTCGAGGCAAACATGAGGTTCGCCTTGGCGGGGATTTCGTACTCTGGCACATACTTCTCATTGACGGTCGTCACATTCCGGGTCACGATGTCCTTGAGGGCCGCCGCGTACTGCCGTTGGTCAGCGTGGTCGGTCCCCGTGGCCTCGTCCCCGAAGATGAACTGCTTACGCACCTCCCAGCCGTTGAAGTTGCTCTTGAGCTGCTGCTGGGTGATCTTGCCGTAGTTCTTCCCGTAGATGAGGCTCATGGCCTTCGCCAACTGGCCCTTGCCGATGCCCTGCCGGCCGTGGAGGATGACCGCTGAGTTCATCTTGGTCCCTGGCACCTGGACGGGGTAGGCGAGCCACTGCATGAACCACTTGGCCTCGTCGGGCTCGATGTGTTGGGTCATGAACTTGAAAAGCTCCAGGAACGGCTTGACGTCCCCTGCCACCGGGTGGCATCCCCAGCCGGGCCAGACGTTCCACTCGCCGTAGTCGTCCCCGACCCGCTGGATGAGCTTGCCCTCGCCTGGCTCATAGGTCAGGCGGCTCACCTCGTGCCTGAGCGGCCAGTCCAGCCAGTGCTTGGCAGCCTTGATCTGCTTCCTGACCAGCTCCCCATTCTTATCGAGCTCGACGGCATAGCAGTAGCGATTCGACTCAAGGGCACCGGTGAACTTATCCCGGTCCACGAGCTTCACCACGTCAGGCGAATGCAGCACCAGGACGGTCGAGGTGTCACGCACGAAGGCATAGCGCTGGTTCAGCTCCCATAGGGACGTGGTGTAGCCGAAGAAGTTGGCTGTGACCAGCAGGTCCTCGAGGGTCTGCTTCCCATCAGGCAGGAGGAGCAGGTCATCGAGCCCCACCTTGGCGCCGTCTGAGGGGATGAAGGCGGTCTTCACGATGGCCCCACGCTGGGCAAGGAGGTCGGCCAGGTCGTTGACAGCGGCCGCCACCGAGGTGTTGGTTTTCAGGTCAGAGTCGAAGATGATCGTCACGACCCGCCGGGCCCACTCGACCAGCTGGAGGCTGGGGAGGAACGGGCACCCGAACCGCTGGCTCTTGGTCGACCACACGCCACCGAGGCCGATCGTGAGGAACCCCTCCTTGCAGGCCTTCGCCGCCTTAAGTTCCCCTTCAGTGATAATGAGCGGCACCGTGTGGTCGTGGAGGATCGTGGCCCAATCGACGTTGGCGGGGAAGTAAGCGGCGGGCGGTAGGTCGGTAGGACCCAGGTAGCTGCACGGGTCCTTGCCGGGGCTGCCGTCGAAGCCCTTGGGTGGTGGCCCGAGGTGGCGGACGCGGCTGGCTGGTGGAAGCCCAGGGGCGTGGCGGAGGGGTTCACCGGTGGCCGGGTGCAGGTAGTTGAAGAGCAGGACGGGGCGGGGGTCCTTGTGGGCGCCGTACTCCTCAGGCAGACGATTGTGCTCACGGACCTCGACAGCGAGGCTGGCTGCGTCCCCCAGGGTGAGGCCCGACGACCTGAGCTTGGCCTCCGCCAGGTCGACGAGCTCGGGGCGGGCATTAGCAAAAGGCTTGGATGAAGCGGGCTTGTTACTCACCGCCATGGACCACCCGCCCGCGGGTCACCTCAACCTGGACCCCGTCGACAACGTGCTTGAACTTGCCACCACCCATGGCGAAGTACTGCCGGACCGTCGAGAGGCTGAGGCCCAGGGCCCTTGCCAGCTGCTCGTAGGTCTCGATGAACTGAGGCTCCCCGGTAGGGTCCCCGAAGCCATCGAGCCTGAAGACCCGGAAGATCTGACCACGTCGATAGTGGTCCCACCGGGCCTTGACGGCGGGGTTGTCCTTCCCCCGCTTGGGGTGGGGAGTGCTGATCCGCGCGCGGGGCGGGTCCTCGGTGAAGTCCTCAGCGGTGATGATTACCACCTGGGTCGGTTCGTCGGGCATAGGTTACCTCGGGGTCTTGATCGTACTGTAGAAGGGTTGGCACCGGCAAATCATTTTTTAGGAAGGAGGCCACAGTCGCAGATCCACCCGGTGTGGGGCCTTACCCAGGACTTATGAAGGTTGCAATCGGGCTTGTGGACCCGACCTGCTCGGGCACACTCGTAGCACGTGGCGAGGTAGTTGTTGTCTCCGGGCTTGACGACCTGGCAGTAGCGGCAGAAGGTGGTCATGGTGATCTTACCACGACGGTCTGGGTTCATGAAAGTCATCAATGACCTTAGGTAAGGTGGCTGATTATGGACATTGGTGGTTTGAGTGGCTGGGCGGCGGCTTCCCGTCATCGTGCCCACTTGCGCCGGTTGGTCGGACCACTCTTGGACAGCCTCACTCGGCTGCTTTGACTTCGACGGTGTGAGAAAAATCGTAGATGTTGGTCCAGGTCGCCCCGCAGTTCTCGCACTCGGCTTCCTGGTAGACGTTCCGGTCCTCATCCAAAGCAGGACGATGGAGGTCCAGGTCAGTCCCGCCACAGAGGGGGCATTGTTTGATGCCTTGGGTCATGGTTCCTCCAGTGGACAAAAGCTAGGTGCGGGACTTCCGTTCAACCACGCGACCTAGCAGGAAAATATTGAGGACGAGGGATGCAATCGTGATGCAGGCCCAGACGAGTCGATCTTCGGCGCTGATCGGTGGCAAGGTATCTCCTGGACAAGAGATTCAGGATTTGATTCGGCGGAGGAAATCCCCGTCGAATCGAAAGCGGTCCTCATCGCCAAGGGTCACGCAAGCCCTGTTCACTTCCTCTGCAAGCCCTTCCATCCATTCCGGCGTATTGACCCTGCGGACGGTGATGAGATATTGCGCGAGGTTGATTAGGGCAGCGCGAAGGTGCTCCGAGCAGGAATGGCTCCCATCGTGCCCGTGCTTCCAGGTGTATCCACAGGTGCAGCATGAATGGGTTTCGGGATTGGGCATTGGATCACCTAGTAAGATTCGGGAATTGGACATAATCGGTGGCCTTGCGAGTCAACCAGGCGCCCACCGAATGCGTCGGTTGCTTGACGTTATCGGACGCTTACCACGCGTGGGTCTCAACTGCAGGTTGGTGCCGACTGAGCCGCCTGGCGATGAGCCTAACGACCAGCGGATGAAGCCAGCGTCTGAAGAGGCGGCGTGGAGTGAAGCGCCAGAGGTTCATGAGGTCACCAAGTCGTGAAGGTGGTAGGCAAGCAGGGCCAGGAGGCTCCCCAGCCCTGCGGTGAGAATCAGACGGGTCCTGGTCACTTGGCCGCCGCAGCCTTCCGGGCCAGCTGGCCGCGGTACCAACCGGGGTAGGTCTTCTTGTCGGCATCGAGGTTGAGGTGGCGGAAGATCTCATCGTTGGTCATCTTGGTGGTGAGGATCAGCTCCCGGATCTGGGCGGCGAGACCTGAGCCGTAGGTCTTGACGGGGTGGACCTTGGGCTTGGCGACCGGGTCAGCGGTGGGTGTTAGGCTGCGGAGGCTCTTCTCGGCAACCGGCTTGAGGCGCGTGGGCTCCTCGACGGCCGGGGCCTTAGGGTTGAGGTGCAGGTCGAGCTTGAGGAGGTCGATGGTCAACTGGCCACGGACGTTGCTGATGAAGTTGTTGTAGAGGCTCTTGTCGATGCCCTGCTTCCGGAGGAAGGCAGTGGCGGCGTCGCGGGTGTTGAAGGTTTTGGTGGCCATGGGAGGCTCCTGGGTGAGAGGTGTGGGATGGAAGGTGCCTGGGGCTCAGGCGTAGATGGGGCGGACGACATGGATGATTGAACCGTGCTGGAGGTCCAGTCGGTCACGGAGGTTCCGGGCAGGCTGGGCGGCGGTGAACTGCCGGACAACCTGCTTGGTGCGAATGTTGATGACCTGATAGCTGACGGGCATGGGGGCTCCTGCAAGGTGTGAGGTGGAAGGTGTGAGTGGTGTTGCTTGCTACATCTACTATTATAGGTCTGTCGTGGTCCTTGTAAACCTTTATTTTCAATCTTTTTTAAAGAATTTGAGTGATTAGAAAGTGGGCACATTGATACTTGGCCGGGTGACAATGTGGTCTATATCTCTTCCTCGGGGTCCTTCAAACTTTTTGAATTATTTTGAAAATAGGGGTTTACAAATGGTGTTGGAGGTCTATAATAGAAGATGTAGCAAGTCACTCACACCTCACATCAAGGAGCAAACATGACCCGCACAAACCTCAACCCCATGGGACCTTGGGAAGTTGCTGAAGACTTCCACGTACCCGAAGGTTTCTCTGATGGTTCTTGGGAAAATGATTCTTGCCCGTCAGTCTACCACCTCACGACGGAACACTCCATCTACTGGGACACTGAGACCCACGCGAACGCGATTCGTGAGGGTTATTATGACGGTTTCTTGTGTGGTCGATTCTGTGTGGTCTCCAATGACACTTACGAGACCATCTACAATGGCAACGACCTTCAAGAGGCGATTCGAGTCGCGTCAGTGAAGTAAACCAATGTGTGGTTGCTGAGGACCGAGGTCGTTTGATCTTGGTCCTTTGCTTTATGGTGAGATGGTTCGCTGATGGAAGGAAGTTCTATTTAGAACTGAGTTCTGTTTATGGGATGAATGAGGTTCATTGATCTTTGAACTGGGAACTATGAACTTTGCACCACGCAAAAAGCCAGCAGTTGAGGCAGATAGAACTCAGTTCTAAAAGGCAAGGTTACGTAATGTAACATTCCTGTGAAGTCATAACTCAGCACAAAACCTCGTCCCATTGACCCTCGCCATTGCTTCAATGCAGCACATAGATCCTAGTGCCAAGATTAATGTGATGCATTTGTGATGATTATCGCTTCTACTTTATACACAACGCACAGTATTCCTGTGCAAGAATAACCTATACGGCGAAAGGCATTTGATTACAATTTACAATTTTGCACAGCCGTTTTGCTATTCTTACCCCTTTTTCTATCTCTATCTCTCTTTTTCTTTTTTTACTAGAACTTTTTAAAAGAGATGTGTAAAAGGTAATACCTTCAGTTAAGCCTATATATTTAATCAATATGATCCGCACAGACCTTGCACAGCGCATAGAAATCCGCCAGCGTTTCGCCCCGCAAAGTCACACGGAACGTGGCCACCATTGCATCTCACCCCATCCTTGGTGCTGTGTGCAATGTAAGAGTAACAGGCAGCACTGCCCCAGAGGGTCAGCTCACTGCCCTAATGGGGCAGTGCTGCCGTGGGTCAAGGTGCTGGGTGCCTCGGGCCGCGTGGCCTATAATGAGGGGCGGAGGTCCATGTGCCACGAGCAACGATCATTGATCCTAGTGCTGAGATCAATAATGCTGTGGCATGGATGGATGAAGCTGAGACTCAGCACCAAGATCATCGTGATAGAACCTCGAGCGAGGCACAATGGTCCTGGGCCCAGCGCGCATTATTGACGTCTCCGCGTCGTCGAGCCTTTGCCACCGAAAAATGCTGGAGTGCTAAAATCATACCATTGACCCTACCGCCAAGGTCAATGAGCAAGGTGCCAAGAGCAAAGTTCCACGCGCTCTCCACCAACCCACACCCACCGGCGAGTAAGGAGTAGCCCACTTATGGCCAAGCAACTTCCACCCAAGCCCGAGGTCCTCACCGCTGAGGTCGTTGAGGTCAACCGTCGGGACCCAGTGACCAACCTCACCGGCCCTGAGGAGGTCTACTGCCTGCAGGTCGTCCGCACCGGCAACTGCTCAGCAGCTTTCCGCCTGGCCTTTCCCGACCACGTGTGCCTCGAGACCCGCGAGAAGGAAAAGGCAAAGCTCGGCGCCTACCTGCAGCGCCTGAACAAGGACCCCCGGATCAAGGCCCGGCTGGAGCAGCTCCGTGAGGTCGTGAGGACCTACACCGGCATCAGCCTCTTCGACCACGTCGCCACCCTGCAGGAGCTGCGTGAGGGTGCCGTCGGGGCCCAGCAGTTCGGGCCCGCCGTGGCGGCTGAGGTGAGCCGGGGGAAGGTGTCCGGGCTGTACGTCGAGAAGGTCGAGCACTCCGGGGTGGTCAACATCGTCGCCTCCACCTTCGATGAGGGGCTGTGATGGGGGCCCAACGGTCCGCACCGCCCAAGCAGCCAGGCCCGATCCTCAAGGTCGTCAGGGCCAAGAAGCCCAAGAAGGAGCCGTCGCTCGAGGAGCGGATCGCTGAGCTCAAGCGCCAGGCCCTGCTGAACGCACCACCGCCTCCCCCACCTCCCCCACCTCCCCCACC